GAATACCTTTAGAATCACAAATCCAACAGTGCCAAGGATTTTCCATTTTAGAATTAGTTTCTAAATTAATTTCTAATTTAGGTTTATGATGATTACATAATGGACAATTAAAAGCATAGTTTCCTTTACTTGTAGCTTTTCCCTTACCTAATACGGATTCTAATAATAATAATAAAGCATTATTTTCCATTATAGAAATATAAAGATAGAGTTGTGACAATCCTAACTTATAAATAAGAAAATGTAAAACCTCTTATTGTATTGTATTTATAATTTCTTTTTACAAAACTACATATTGTACCTTTACTTATACCTGTTTTTTCACTACATTCTTTTATACTATTGTATATAATATTAGTTTCATTACATTTTACAGATTTAACTTTTTTACCTATTTTATTTAATGTAATTTTTTTAGATATTTCTTCTCGTTTATTTATCCAAACATTTTTCATCATTTGACTTAAATTATCTTTATGTTCTTGTGTTCTTTTATAAGATAATCCACTACCATTAGTTTTTAAAAATTCACTATGTTCATATCTTTTTTTACCAGTCCAAGCAGGTTTAGATGCTAGTTTAATATTTAATCCGTTTATGTGACTATTATATAACAAAATATAATATTCTTCTCTATTATTAATATCCTTAATAGAGCATTCTTCTAATATTTCAAATAAATGGTTTTCAAAACCATACTTAATTAATGAATTATATATTTTTTTAGATTGAGAACATTGTAATTTTTGATACTCATTCCATCTTCTATCAATATTAATAGATTGACCAATATATATTTTGCCTTTTGGATTTGTTATTTTATATATTCCTACCATGTCAATAAATATATAAAAAATTTACCTAGTATATTAAATAAGATCTTTTTTAAAAAAACGTCCCTGAATATTATCATTAATATAACGTATATTTTCTGGTTCTAAAACACCATATTGAAACAAATACTTACATTCGTAATATGTTAACTCTTTCTTGGATTTACAAATATGAAGTACAGAACGTATAACTCTATCTTTAGGAGTAACTTTTAATAGATCTTTAACTTCTTGAGCAGATCCATAATATGTTTTCCAATCAGATTCTTTAGTAACTTTCTTTTTTGATGGTTTTTTTCCTCGAGCAGTAGGGAGATTTGCTAGTTCTTTTTTACCTAATTTAACATTAGTATTGTGAAAGAAATTTTTCTTACCAATATATTGTCTATTAACATCAAGAAATGAAGTCATGTAAATATAACCTTCATAATCATTAATATTAAAATTTTCATCGTTGATTAAAGTTTCAACGGTAACACTTTCCATAACTTGTAACATAAATTATTTTTATAAACTAACAACCCATATATCTGGATCTATATTATTTTTTACTAATCCAGCTACACGCGTATTTCCTGCTACTAAATCATAATCATCATCTGCAAATTTAACAGCAATAGGCATTTCAATAGTGCCTGATTTAAATGCTTTTTCAAAACGTTGTTTTTTAGGTTCTTCTAAATCTTTAAAATCTAAATTAATATTACCTAAAATATCTTTTATTGTTGAATATTTTATTACCTTACCCTGTTTAGCAAGTTCAATCCATCCTTGTTTTCCCATTTCTTGAAATTCAGGATAACGTTTTGCTTCCATCCATTCCTTTTTAAAATTAGGGTTAACATATTGAATATTATTATTTATTTCTTTTAATATATCTACTAACTTAATCATTATAAATCGTATTTAACAACAAATGTCATATCAGTATCTGGTGATATTAATAAAGGTTTTCCAAATTTAGCAACTGCTAATAATTGATTTGAATCATTATATAATCCTAATGTTGTAACATATGGATTAAAAAATGAACCAGTTGCAAAAGAATATAATGAACCACTATCATCAGATTGTAAAGATGGATTATAACTTAAATTAAATTCACTTTCTTTAACAATACATCGTATTTCATTCTCATAAATGATATGTTCATTTTGAAATGATAAATTAAAGGAACCTGAATGTATTACTGATGGCATGTGTATAAATATTATAATTTATGTTTTTGTATTATTAAATTAAATACAACAAAATCCATTAATACTACCAGATGAATTTACAGCATCAACTTTAGTTCCTTCGGGATAATAATAGTATATATCTGGATCAGGTTCTGGTATTGCAAATGAATCAACACATACAGCATTAACATATGTTCCAGCAGCATTATATGAAATACTTCCTGTAGCACCTGCACCAAAACAAGTTTTATAATCAACAACAACAGTATTATTATATGATGCGTTAAGGTCAGTTGATGAAATGAATATAGTATAATATTCACAATTATTAGCACAGGTTGCAGTTGGGGTTGGTGTAGGTGTAGGTGTAGGTGTAGGTGTTGGTGTTGAGGTTGGAGTTGGTGTTGTTGATGGAGTTGGAGTTGGTGTTTGTGTTAATGTTGGAGTTGGTGTTAATGTTGGAGTTGGGGAAATGGTTGGAGTTGGTGTTAAAGTTACTGTAGGTGTTGGAGTTGGTGTTGACGTAGGAGTTGAAGTAGAAGTTGGTGTTGGTGTTGGAGTTGGTGTAGGTGGTTCTACATTTATTTCTTTTAAATTTCCACAACCTGTAGCTATATTTTCTAAAAAAATACTTTTAACATTATCAGAAACAGTTACATATACTCCTAATAATAAAGATGCTTTATCCGCACTACTAGGAGAGGCAGCAATAAGACTATCACTACTTGTAGTATTATAGTAAATATTAAAAGGACCTGGACTTGTACTTGTTGCAGGGTCTAATGTTGTTAAAAATATTTTAGCCATATGTTATAAATATAAAGTTTTAATTATGATGGAGGTGGATTTGATCCACAAGAACTACAATCTGAATCATCATTACATGCTTGAGCCCACCCATTACATAATCCTCCAATTATTCCTGGATCACCGTAAACCGATAATCCATATACAGCACAAAAAGTAATAGTTAGACCAGCACCTGGATATGATACTGTTGGGGTACCTCCTAAACAAGAAGTGTAATAAACTCCATATCCCTCACCACTAAATTCAGTTGTGTTTGTATACGAATAACAAGCACAAGTTGGTGGGGGTGATGTAGGAGTAGGTGTTGGAGTTGATGTTGGAGTTGGTGTTGGTGTAGGTGTTGGTGGAGTACCTGTGCAATCAAAAACATAATCTAAATTTCCCGCTCCCGGACCTGATAAAGTTCCAGGTATGATACAAATACTTTCACCTACCTGAATCACATCATCATAATACCAAATACCTTCACAAGATTGATAAGTAACAGTTTGACTGTCAAACTGATTATTGTAAAATTGTTGACATACCGTTGCTGTTGGCACAGGTGTAGCTGTTGGTACTGGTGTAGCTGTTGGTATTGGTGTTGGAGCAGGCGTTGGTACAGGTGTTGGTACAGGTGTAGCTGTTGGTATTGGTGTTGGAGCAGGCGTTGGTCCAGGTGTTGGTACTGGTGTAGCTGTTGGTATTGGTGTTGGAGCAGGCGTTGGTACAGGTGTTGGTACAGGTGTAGCTGTTGGTACTGGTGTAGCTGTTGGTATTGGTGTTGGAGCAGGCGTTGGTACAGGTGTTGGTACAGGTGTAGCTGTTGGTATAGGTGTTGGAGCAGGCGTTGGTACAGGTGTTGGTACAGGTGTAGCTGTTGGTATAGGTGTAGCTGTTGGTATAGGTGTAGCTGTTGGTATAGGTGTAGCTGTTGGTATTGGTGTTGGTATAGGTGTAGCTGTTGGTATAGGTGTAGCTGTTGGTATTGGTGTTGGCACAGGTGTAGCTGTTGGCACAGGTGTAGATGTTGGTATAGGTGTAGCTGTTGGTATAGGTGTAGCTGTTGGTACAGGTGTTGGTACCGGTGTTGGCACAGGTGTAGCTGTTGGCACAGGTGTAGCTGTTGGATTAGGTGTTGCTGTTGGAGGTATTGGGGTTACTGTAGGTGTTGGTGTTGGAGTTGGTGTTGTTGTTGGGGGAGGTGTTGGTGAAGGAGTTGGTGTAGGACCAAGCCAAGGTATAGCAGTAAATGTAAATCCACAATCCGGATCAGTAATATCAACTAATATTTTTGCTTTATTACTAATTAAATTACTACATCCATTATTTAAATTAGCTTCAACAGTATAATATACCTCATAAGTACCAACAGCACTAGCTGTTACACTACCTGTTCCATTTAAACCTATATTAAAATATGATGCTTGACTACCTGATAATATTATTGAGGATGAAACTAAAACTCCACTTCTAGCTATATCATTAGATAAAGGATATATAAGTTTATTAATATCACTTAATTTATAAATATAATAATCATTAACAGCTAGTGGGGGTAAAGGAAACATTAACTGATAATCTGGGTTTGTAATTACTGATATACCTTGTGGGTAAAAAATATTTCCTATATGAACTGATCCAGATGCTATATCATATAAATTGCCATTACCATCATCTTTAACATAATATGCTGATGAAGATAGTTTGAAATTATAGGGTAATATTTGAGAACCATATATATCTTGATTTATAGCTAATACACGAATACCATCATTAGCACCTGAAGGATAGTTTTCTACAAAAGCAGGATTTTCATTATATACAAAATATGAATTTGTAGGTCTTTGGGAAGAGGCAGATTCATAAAATAATGAAACAGATAGAGATTGTGTATTTAATGTTTCTCCATTATATGATTGATAAAATAAATGATTTATTGAATCATATACTAATCTTTCATATTGATCTTCAGTTACAGGATCTGTCCAGGTATCAAAACTACTTGTTAAATTAGTGCCTTTATATATAGTAAAATAAGAACCACTTGAAGGATAACACTGGTTTACAGACCACTGTTTATTAGCAATATACGGTGATAACGTAACATCAGATGATTTTAATTTTTTGAATGAAGACATACATATTAATAATCTAACTTAACGCGGATAAGTGCTTCTTTAGTAAAATCCTTTACTAATGGTTTTGATAATTTAGCTACTGCTAATAATTCATTAGAATCATTATACATACCTACTGTAGTGATAAATGTTTGTGGATTATTAATTAAAGTTGTATATAATATATTACCATTATCATCTATAATTGAAGGGTTAGTAGTATAATTAAAATCACTATTTTTTACTCTTGTAAAGAAATAACGAGATGATACAGTTTCTGATGATTGTAGTGTAAAACTACCAGATACTGAACCAGAAACTATTGATGTAAATAGTTTTAAATGATTATTAACTGAAGATGTTGCTTGAGATGGTGTTGTTATATATTGACTTAATGTTCCACTAGCATTTAAAATCATAACACCTAAATCAGGTAATACCATACCATAGTATGTGGTAGCAGCACTTGATGTAAAAGCATTACCATTACTTCCACTAATGATATAATATACTCTATTTTCTCCAATAAAACGAGTTAAATTAGTAGTATTACTATCATCTGTTAATCTTATATAACTACTACCACTAGCTAAAATTAAATTTAGTGATCCAGGTTGTAATGATTCTTTATATCTTGCTCTAGAAATATTTACAATATATATATCATTAGCTGTTGTAACACCTCCATCAAAACTAAAATTAGTTGTTTCAGTTCCATAAACTAAATTTCTATATTGACCATAAACAATTCGTGATGGTGAGTATCCACTTACTGTAGGGTTAATTGGAGCTGAACCTGAACCACTAATGTTACCATATTGAATATCAAATTGAACACTTGAACCAGTAGCAGTGGTTGAAGATTGATATACATCTAAATAATATTCGGTATAGCTACTAGCTGTAAAAAATTGCCCAAAATATAAACTATTATTATCTCCACTCCATAAACCTCTAACTACGGTTTCGGCACTTATTACTGAATCTTCAGTGTTATATCTTACAAATGACATATTTTCTTTTTAATTATGTTGTTGATACTTTTTGTATATTTAATGGAATTGTTACTCTTGCTCCGCTATCTCTACCAATAAATGTTATTGTAGTAGTTAATGTAGTTAACGTTGTTCCAAATAAAGTATTAATTGTTGTACCGGTTAAGGTAAACGATGTACCTATTTGACTTAACGATAATACGGTGCCAGTAGTGGTATTTAAATCGGTAGTACCTAAAGTAGTTGTATTAATACCTGTACCTTGGAAAGATGATAATAATCTACTATCTGCTACTGTTACAATATACCCATTTGCTTCAAAAGTACTTGTAGCACCTAAGTAATTTAGGGTTTGAGGAGTAATAGTTAATGAAGCACCTTGTTTTAAAATAATACTGCTATATCCTACATTAATAACAGGTAATCTACTAGTACCACGTGGTAAAGTTACTAATTTATATCTCATTATTTGAGATTCATTAGGAAATGCTTCAATTACTGGCATAGCTTCAATAGCTTCACCATAAAATGCAGATCCAGATGGTTGATTTGGATTATATAATGTATAATCTACTTCATCATCTGCTAATGAAAATTGTGTTATTTGGAAAGATCCATCATTACGTGCTAATAATTCACGTCCTTTTGTAGTAAGGATAGCGTCTACTGTTACTGTGCTTGGGTTTAATATTGCCATATTATTTTATGTATATGATATAAATATATTAGAATTAAATTTCTCCACCATCTATAGTGTTAATACTATTTACTTCTGTTGTTTGTTGTTCATTTATTAATTTTTGTTTTACTTCTCTTGTAATTGTATCTATATTAGCTAAAACTTCAGGAGATAAATTATCTGGTAGTATAAATCCATAAGATGTTTTACCTGATCTTTTTTTATATACTATAGAAGCATTGGTTTCATCTTTAATTCTTGTTAATATTAAGAATTTGTTTAATGTATTATTAAATATATTATCTTTTGTTGTTGAGGATAATGGTAAATCTAAAGTCATTATTAACTCACCACTTTCAACACGTAAACTTAATACTCTATATTCTACATAAGTACCATCATTTAAATATAATAATATTATATCAAATGGTTTAATGGTAAATGGATAATCTACATCCCCATAGATTGGATACAATGAATTTTGAGATAAACCTAATGGGTTTGGGGTAAATATATAACCATTATCATATAAATCAGTTATACCTGAAGTTAGTTTTAATTCATTATTTATTGAAGATGTTTTTAAATATGGGCAAGTTACAGAAACATATCCTATTGAAGGAGTTAAAGATGATACTGTTAGATTACCAGCAGATATTGATGCAGTAAAATCATTAGTAGTAGAATTTAATTGTACTAATTTAAATACTATACTTTCACCAACAATTAAATCAAATGTTGTAGATAATGTAAAAGAGTCTGAAAATGATGTATAAGCCATTATTTTTTATATTTTAAATAGGACATGATAGTCCTGTTGGATTTCCTAATAATCCTATTGAAGAAATATCATATATTGTATTACCATATGTTGGATTTTCAACTATATAGCTTTTATTCATTAATGCAGTTCCTATTGTATCCGTATAAATAACAGTAATACCAGGTTGTAATGTAGGTGTTGATAAAAATAAACCTGCTATAGTTGCACCTGTCATAGTATCACAAACATTTAGAGGAGTAAAGCCACCAATATATGCTAATGTCATTGGGTATACAGAATTAATTGTACTAAAAGTTTTTTGAATTGAGGTAATTAATGTATTTCTAGTTGAACCACTTGCCCAGGCTTGTAAAGCAAATGTAGTTGAGTTTAATGTATTTGCATTTAATGTTATATCAAAATTAAAAGATGATTGTATTGTATGTGTTCCTAATTCTTGTATAGAATATGATGGAAAATTAGTATTTGTAGCTCCACCTGGAGAAAAATATGCTCCTCCCTGTATAACATTATTGAATAAGTTAGAAACAATATATACGGATCCAGATGATTTTAATGGATATTGATTTGTATCACTCCCACTGATGAAAAATGGAGATAAAGTATTATTAGCTGTAGCTAAATAAGATGATGGGTTATTTAAATTTTCAAAATATGAAACATTACTAGTACAAGATCCAGTACCATAAAAAATAGGAGAATATGAATATCCACTATCAAATATTGGTTTATTCCCTTCAGTTAATTTTTGATTACTAAACTTTTTATTATCAAATAATGAAACATCTAAAGTATTATAAGATTTAAATGTATTTTGAATTTCTTCCCAATGTTGGTTTTGTTGGTTTAATTCAGTTAAATTACCAAATTCATCAACTAAATATTTTATTGATACATTATTTCGTAATGGTAAATAAGAACTACTTTCTATTTGGGTAAATAAACCAATTTTTCTAACATAATGATCAATAACAGCTGTTTTTCCATATGATTTATCTCCATATATTGAAGTAAAATCATCAGAACTAGTGTATGAAGAACTAGTGTATGTATTATATTTTAAACTAATTAATTTAGAACCTTCATGTCTTGAAGTTTGATATGATTTTAAAGATAGATATGAATCTTGTAATTGTACTGGAGTTAGTAGACTTGATGTAGTACCATATATTGGTTCATATAATTTTCTATAATCAGATATTAAACTAGAAGTTACATTATTTAATAATACATTATATTCAGAATGATTAAATCTATTTAAGCTTAAACTATCTTCTATTGTATTTTGAGAATTATATGAACTTGTATCTCCTAAATAAGGATTAAAATTAGCAGGAATAAAATAAGAATTATATATATCTATTTGACTACCACTTAATTCACCATTGTAATAAGCTGCTTTATCCCCAGGGAGATTATTATATAAAGTTCCGTATTGAGCACTAATAGATGAAGATTGGTATTCAGCTGTATATACTTCTTGGTTTGCAAAAATAGGTTGTGCATATGATATTTTATTACGTTCTAAAACTGGTGAATCTATTGTTATACCTGTTGATAAGCTAGTTCGAGCAGGAATAAAATCCTCCATCATTTTAAATAAAGCATTATCAAAAAATTGAATTAACCTAATAAATCCATTATAATCCATATATGAACCAGTAAATGGAGCAAAATATATATTACGTTGTTCTATTAAATCAGGATATGTTGTACTATATTGTTGTCTAGGATCTCCAATATAATCATCTAAAACAAATGTTGGGTTTGCAATTGATATTGAAGTAGATACATAAGTATCTATTTGTGATTGAGGTGAAAAAGATACATCTAAATAATGCAAATCATCATCTATAAATTGTGTAGATGAAGTAGGAAATGTTTGTAATGATACAAAAGGAGACAATACACTCCCTGTTATTCCATTATCTATTACTCTTACTTTATCATTATTATATCCTTTAAGTAATTGAGATTTTGTACCCCCACCATATTCTTTAGAATTTAATATACTACCAGTAATACCAAATATATTAATTAATCCTTCAACACCCTTAACAGTACCTTTATTTTTTACTAAATATGGTAAATTATGATAAATTCTTTTATATATTTCAGATAATAAATCTTTACGAGGAATATTATTTAAATAACTTCCTGTTGGTGAAAAATTATTATCAAAATTAGCAGATCCTGAATCATATCCTACTAAAAATTGATTTAAATCTTCTCCACCTTGAGAATTATATAATTTAACACCATATGATTTTAAAACATAATATACCAAATCTTTAGATACACCTTGTTCTAAATTATTATTAGCTAAATTAATGTCTGTAACTGCTTTTAAGAAAATCCAAATATTATCAAAATATTGACCCATCATATTTAAGAATATCAAATATTCATTATTATCAGGATCATCAATAATAAAAGATGGTACAGAATTTTGTAAATTATTTACATTATTTTCATCATATGTTGTTGCTACATTAATATAATTGTTATACCATGTAGCAGATGATGAAGTAGTTGCTAAAACATATGGTAATGTAGATGTTGTTTTAGGCCATGTGTATGAACTAGATTCAAAATACAAATAATATTCAAAACCATCAAATTGAGAAATTAAACTATTTATATTATTAACAGATGATGTTATTTCTAAAGATAAACTACTAGTAGTAGTAACATACGGAGTATATGAAGATATTATATTATTATAATCTTGTATTTGTTTTGCTTTAGTATAAAAATTTTGTAATCTTTGTTTTACAGAACCAAAAAACGAAAATTCTGAAAAATCAGTATAGTCTACATTAATATCAATACTTTGAGTATTTAATAAATTTAATATTTTACTATATGAAGAACTTTGTATTGATTTTAAATTATTTAATAATTGATCTTGATTTTGGTATGTTGTTGATATTGTTCCTTGTTGACTTAAAGTAATATTAAAATTAGGTCCTCTTAATTGCGAACCTGTGGGTGGGGTAATTAAAGTATCTAAATTAATATTAAAAACATATGGATCTACTTTTTCATCAACAACCCACAATTGAGTTTTTTCAGTAATTTCATTAGGAAGAGATTCATATAATTTAAATAATATTTCATATCCAGTATCTAACTTATTTAAAGCAACATTAACAGATAATACTTGTTGATTATTACCAAAATTTAATAAATAATCTACAAAATATACAGAACCACTAATTTCTGATATTAGGGAGTTAAATCCTTCTTCTATTTCATTATTAGTTAATACAGTAGATATTACACTTATTTCAGTTCTATTAGAAGATATTTCTTTAATAAATAATTCTGCGGCTGGAGATGATATTTTATTATTAAAAAAATTATATTGAACAACAAATTCTCCAGAAGTATAACCATAATTTTCTAAATCTTTAATAGGATCTATTTCAATTATTGGATATAAAGAACCTGTTTGAGTATTAGTATTTGAAACCATACCAACATCAGATGATGGTATAGAGTTATTAGTATTTGGAGGGGTTGAAACTCCAGGTGTTAATCCATATGAAGGTGGAAGTTTATAATCCTGATAGTTATAACTTATATTTAATAAATTTCTACCAGCATCATATACATAATATTCTATATAATCGTTAGTATCTCCAAAATTTTCTTGTACCTGAAATGATGTAAGAAGATTAGTATCTTGATTAGAATAACGAGAAATAGTTGAACTATTTAATATATTACCTACTATTTGAATATTATCGGCCATTAGTAGTAGTTGTTAATTCATTTATAATTGTTTGTGAATCTAATACTTCTTGTCTTAATGAAGTTATTTCATCTAATAATGATTGAACATCGTCTTTATCAATTTGTACACCTAAATAATCTGCTTCTTTTTGTAAAATATATTGATGTGAATTAATATCCCCTTCCTTAGGAATTTGATTAAATAAATCTTCGTATAATTGAAAAAAATCATTTAAAGTAAAAGATGGTGTTTCTTCTACTAATTGATTATTAATTAATTGACTAAATTGGGTATCAACTACTTTAGTAAATTTATTTTTATTAAATACTGTTCTTTGAATAGGAATTTGTGACATTTATCTTATAACTTTAAAATAATAATTATCATCTAATACTATTGTTTCTTTATTTGTAAATATAGATTTTATTAATATTTGATAATATCTTTCAGGTTCTAACCCATTTATATAGATATTAAAATAATTACCTATAGAGTCAGCACTTATTTTTGTATAAACTGTATCGTAATCTATTATAATTTCTTTAGTATCTAAATCTACTATTGAATAATATGATTGTGTAGGTAATAATTTATTATTTAAATATACGGAAGAAGTACTGAAAGACCTAGTAGGATATTGATCTCTTACATTAATTCTAAATTTTTGTACTGAATCTTGTTGGTATTCATTTTTATTGTTATCTAATGTAGCTACAATTTTAGTATTACTAGCTATACTTAATGAAGATGTAAAAGTATAATCATTCCATTTTATTTCTAAACATGGAGGATATATAGTATGAGTATTATTTGAAAAATATTTAGTTTCAAAATATGATTGAGATGTAAATTCTAATGAAGGAGAATGTTTTATAATAAATCCTTCATTATTTATTGAAGAAGTAAACCAAGCTTTTACAGTATCACTTACTTTTAATTCAATATCTTTAGTTAATGCAGGAGTAAAAGATTGAGTTGATTCATAAGAAGAAGCAGTATACCATAATCCACCTCCAGTATTAGTTCCACTATACGAACCAGTAGTATTGGTTGGAAATGAAACACTAAACCAAGAAGAACCACTATTAAAATTTCTAAATTTCCAACTAGCTCCATCTGTTGTTTCAGGAACATTTCCTAATCGCCCTGTTCCTTTTTCCCAACTTCCAGATATGGGGTGACTAAATATAGTATAATTTACTGGTATGGATGAAGCGTTAGCTAAATATAATTTAATATATGCATCGTAGCTTGAACCACTAACAAGATTAGTTACTATATCGGTGATTTGATCAGATGGAAATTTAACTAATATTCTAGATACTTCGTTAGAATTATTTATAGATAAAAAAGTACTAAGTTCTAATATTTCATCTAATCCTGTATTTTTTATAGGGTCAAAGGAATATAATGTAGCACTCTTTTCAGGAAAAATTTTATATACAGCCATTTATTGTATTTTATATATGATTATAAATATAGAAAGCTTCAATCTTTATAATTGAAGCTCCTAAATATTATTTAAATTAAAATTAATATGCTACTACTCTTCCTTGAATATCAGTATTTGGATATCTTATTTCAAAAATTGATGGATCTAAAGAAGGATATATATTATTATTTCGTGTTGCACCAGGAATGTCATATCCATATGGAGAATAAGTATTTCCTGTATTATCTTGTTTATTTATTATTTCTACCTTAATTACAGATTGTACTCCTTTAATCATTAGTAAAGTAGAATATATTTCAGATATAACAATAGGTTGATTAATTTGCCATTTTTCAATATTAAAATAATTTTGTAAAGAAGTTATACAATTTGTTATAACATCTTGATTATTATATCCTGATAGTATAGTTATATCAAAATTAATTCCTATATTGATATAAAAAGCATCTTTAATATTAATAGCATCTGTAATCATTCTATATTGATTAAGATATGTTATTAAATTATTTTTTAATGTATCACTTGATGTAACTAATTGTTTACTTGAATTATATGCTAATATATATAAATCTAAAGCTAATGGATTTTTAGTTGAACTAATTGTTTCTGAAACATTAGAACGTTCAAAATCTTGAGTAATATAAACCTTTGATATACTACCATAATCTGATGGTAATGATAATGCTCTTACAATATAATCATCTTTAGTTACAGCTCTATTTTGTGTTGAATACGAATATAAAGCATTATTTCTAATTTCTTCAATTTCATCTCCTCCTCTACCTCCTGAAGAAGGATTTGGGTTTGTTGAAACAACACTATTTAATACTGATCCAGATAAGGGACCTGATGGATTTTTAAAAGAAATTGCTGAAGTATCTATTATAGTAAGATCATTAGAAGGAATATTTGATGTAATACCACCTCCAACCAAATATCTAACTTGTAATGTTACATTAGAAGGTGCTAAACCATATTGTCTTGTAAAAAATACTGAGGCTTTATTATAATTATCACTTAAATCAGATATTCCGGGAACTAATCCTAATTGAATATTATCTGGAGTAGGTATGATAACATTATCTGCATAATTTGTTAACCCTGCTCCAAATTCTAATTGTAAAGTACTATCAGATATTATTCTAGATATAAATCTTCTTGGAACTTGTTGAAGACTTAATAAATATGGAACTTGATCTGTACTATATGTAGGATTAGTAACTGGATTAAAAATAGATGATTGAGCTAAATATGGTACTTCATAGTATTTGTTACCATCACTTCCAGAAACATCTAATATCTGTAATATATTATCATCAGTAATTGATATATTTTGATATTTTTGGGGTGAAGTAAATGTAAAACTCGTAGTTTTTATTTCAGCAGAAATTGCAGGAACTGATTTTTTAAATAAATAATAATTTGCATCTATAAAAGTAATTTCTGTAGAGCCAGTATCTGTAAAATCAAGTTCTTCAGTAGTTATAAATTTAGTACCAGTACTATTAGAAGTTAATGAAGTGTTAATAGGGATAATTAATCCATAAGTATTAAAATTAGGACTAGTATTACTACCACTAATTATAGAAGGTATTAATTGATATATATCAACATTTGTAGATGAGGCATATGATGCTTTAGGTCTATATCCAAAAGCATATGCTAAAGCATATAAATTTTCTTTTTCTTTAGCATATATTAAAAAGTTTTCTTGAGTTTGAGCATCTAAATAAA